CTACTGCTTGATGTGGCAACACTTGATGTACCACTTGGCATTGCACTATCTGCCATTAATGTTCCGTCTGACATATAATGATAACCTGCAGGAGCAGTTACTCTGCCAGATGAACTCACACTCGATGATTCATCTTTTTTCATTCCTGGTAAAATACCCATCATTACAGGTTGTTGTGCATTTTCTCCATCTAAGAAAAAACCAACGACCCATTCATTCAATTGTGGTGCAGAAAATGTTCTTGACGAGTTGAGTGGATACATCGGATGTGCCCACGGCAAATCGTCTTTAGGTAATTTTAATTTATTAGAGGTGTGCCAACCAAATATTCTCACTTGGCATCTTCCAATTCCCAATGGATCGGCTCGGTTTTCTATCGCACCAACCCACCAAATAAATCCTTCTTTTCCAACAAAATTTGTATTATCCATTTTATATATATTTAGACTTCTGTAAAGAACTGTTTGTTGCAACAACAGCGCCAACATTTGTAGAATCTGTTGCTATCTCACAAAAAGTTTCATGTTTTTGTGGATTAATCATGTGTCTAGTTGCAATAATTAAATATTTACCAGACATTGTTTTGTCTATAGAATCTGTAATATCAGAATTCAACGAAAAGGATTTTGCATTGATTTCTAAAATGCTACCAGAAGACACAAAAAAGTTTCCTGGTAAATTGATTGTCATTTTTTTCTGTAATAGATTATGCAATATAGCCCTTCTCTGAGGAATATATTTGTGTGTATCATCAATCAGTAGAGACTTACTTGTATCATTCGATTTCACATACTCTTGACTTTTTCTATACAGTTGAAATGGATACAAACTAACTTTAGAAAAAGGCATTAGTCCAGCATCTTTTCCTTCTCTATTTTTAGAAATTGGCAAAATAGGATAAGCATTTAAATGTTTACCTTTATAATGATTCTTTACACCCAAATCAGATTCAACCAAAGTTCGTGTTAAAACATCAAATCCAATAAAACGATTTGAATAAAAACCATTTCTAGTATTTTCCAAAATATCAAATGATGTGCTCATGTTATAGTCTCTCACACCCAAAAATTCTGTTGCAACACTATCTACCAAATTCTTTGGAAAAAAGTTTATAGTGAAAAGTGTTTTATTTGAAAAGAGTTTATTTAAAGATACAAAATTAAAACCATACTTATTTTCAAAGAATAAAAAATCAGCAGTATCGTTTAAACTGAGTGACCTTCTAACTAACCAACTCATCGTATCGATTGGTGACAATAAAGGAACAACAACGCTATGAATACCCTTTGTGGTCTCAACAATACTTATTTTATTTTTAGGCACTCTCAAATAATCAAGTAAGACGGATGATGCTATATTAGAATATGTACCGTTATAAGCTTGACTTATTTTTTGTTGCTCAGAATAAATCATCTCTTCAGAAACAAAATGTAAAACATAAGCTTCTGTGGTTTGATTTATGTTCGATTTATCAGACTGTTTGTAAATTCTAAATGTTTTTTTTATATTTGTACCAGAAAATTCTTTATCTTTTGATATATCTATTTCAATAAATTCACTACCATCAAACTTAAGCTTATTTGATAATCCAACAGCATCTTTAAGTAAAATATTACCAGACATGCAAGGCACAAGTACGCTATCAAAAATATTCAACTCTTCAAATATAGAACTTAAATCAATCGCTCCAAATTTTGAATTGATTGCAAGTTTGTTTATTCGAAACTGTGTTGTTTGCCCAATATTAAGATTTGCCATTATGCAATTACTCTTCTAAATTCAGATTCAATATTGCCAACAAATTCTGGTTTTAAAAGTTTAATACTTCGTTTAGATTCATTTAATTCCATTTCATAATCATAATACGATTGTGTGTCTTTTGAAACAGCGATAGTAATTATATATCCGTCTGCTAATGTAACATTGGAAGAAGAAATGGTAACATTTGCATAAGTGTTTGCATCAACTTCTATTTCTTTCACAGTAATTGTATTTGTGCTTATTGTTGTTCTTGTTTCTATTTTATAATATGCTTTAGTGTGTGATTGAGCCCAACTTGAACCAGATTGGTTAGCATTTGCGCTTGCACTATATTTTTCATCAATGAAACTAATAAGCGTCCTATAATCCATTGGCCAATCAAATTGTGGATCCAAAATATCATTAAACAATAAAACTATCCAATGTCTTTCGGAATCACCATAAAATTTTGAAGCTATAATTTCTGGAGTATCACTATCCTGTATGTCATATTCATAACAAACAGCGGTATTATTTTTGAATGTTTCTTCGAAATTAAATCGTGAAGTTATATTGTTAACAACATCAGCATTTTTAGTGTCAGTTGTATATAATGTTTTTGGAAAAAAGTTAAAATATTTTGACATAAGATTAAGCAGTCATTGTAGGACTTCCGTTTGAATCATTAATGACTGGTGGAACACCATCATTGAATTCTAGTTTTCCTGCTCTAGACCGGTTTTTACCATATTCTTTATCGTAAGAAGCTTTTGTTCTAATTTCTGTCTCTTTAAACTGTAGTGATAATTGAATTGCAACCGGCATACCAGTTCCACCCCTTTTTGGTGATTTATCATTATGCATTTCATAAGCTGCAAATCCTGTAGGTGCATAGTTAACTTGTATTGATTCTAATATACAAATACCTAATTTTGGAAGATTTGGATTTTCTTGCCCATTGTAATAGAAACCTACACTAAATTCAGAAGGTGGGACCATAAAATAACCATATGTTGATGGTAATGCTTCTGGTGCTTGATGAAATTTTAATTCACCAATAATGTTTTGTACTTGTTCAGCTTCAGCTTTAGACCTAGGATAAAACATAAAATCAAATCTAAAAGTTTGAAAATCTGGTGAAGAGTATACTAGTTCCATCATTGGATTTTGAACCACACCAGTTGCTGCTGCAAATGCAATTTTTCCAAAACCACCAAAGCCTTGAGATATATAACTAGCGACAAATGGGCTAATATTTTTCATTAATAATTTGCCCTTGTCCATTGGGCTTAAGCCGGAATCTTTAAACGCATCAACAGCGGATCCACCACCAGCACCAGCAAGAGTCAATAAACTATCACCCATTGATGCCTTTTCATAAGATTGATTCAAATCAAAACTCAATGTATCCGGCATATAAAGTGCCAATGTTGTTGAAATACTAGTTGTTGCACGAACATTGTTGTTTGTTTTTAAAGCAGCAATAAAAGCACTTGCTTGCTCTAAAGATTCAGCAGCAACACCTTCAATAAATTGCCCCGAATCTGATTTACTCATTTGATTAAATAGTTTATTTTGGGTAAATAAATCAGTCAAAGGTTTTGCTGTATTTACGAATTCTTTGGCTTTATCACCAATAAATTCACCTAATTCTCCAAAATTTTTCAATGTCGCTGAAGCGCCTAAACTACCATCTATTGCACCAACTTGCCCCATTTCTTGACCTGGATATTGTGTTTTTCTTTGTTGGAGTATGTTGATAAGTACATAGTGATTTGCGTTTGATGAACCCAAATCAATTGGATAACGATAAGTATCAAGGCCGTAGTCTGTTCCGCCTAGTAATTTAGATAGTGGTCCAGTTGGCTGACCGCCAGCCTGTACATTAATATCTGAGAGAAAGCTTAATAATCCGGCCATTTATTTGTCCTATAGGTTTACTAGATATATTTATCATACATATGGATACTATTTATGTCATATAAAGGGTGGTTTACACCAAAAAATCGAAGCAAATACAAAGGCGATTCTGAAAATGTCGTTTACCGTTCATCATGGGAACTTAGGGTGATGAAATGGTTAGATGAAAACCCAAGTGTTATTTGGTGGGCATCTGAAGAACTTATCATCAAATACAGGTCACCAATTGACCAAAAAATACACAGATACTTTCCAGATTTTATTGTTAGATTGAAACAAAAGAATGGCGCAGAATCTACTGTTGTCATTGAGATAAAACCACACAAACAAACAGTAAAACCTGTGCAAAAAAGAAAGACAAACCGATTCTTACAAGAAGCGGCAACTTATGCAGTCAATCAAGAAAAGTGGCGAGCTGCAGATTTATTTTGTAAAGAACATGGTTGGCAATTCAAAGTGCTAACTGAAAAAGACATAGGCATTTGAGATAAATAGATAATGGCAAAACTAAT